GTCGTTGACGACCTTTTTGAAGGTCAAGACTACGGCCGTAAGCCCTGCGACAAGGAGAACGCCCGCCGCCCACTTGACGGCATTTTCGGGGCAGTAGTTCCACGCGGCCGCGCAGACCGCGATGACGATGAGACCGAGGACCACAAGGCCGAGGGCCTTCAAGAATTTGATAAGTTCCTTTTTCATAATGCTTGGATATTTGTTAACCATAAATGACTGTCAAAAGTGGTTGGGACGCCCCGCGTGTGAACGCCTGCTCCCCGCTCCCCGTCTTGTAGACAAGCGAACAGGCGAGGGTGAGCCGCCCGGAGTCCAGCGCGGCGGCGGGTTGCGAGGCGTCGTTGTTCCAAATCTTGCTCAAAGCAAAGGTGATGTCCGCGTACCCGTCCTTTGCGATGGTCAGCGATTGCCCCGTGCCGGGGTAGTAGTTGGCCATCGTGGACTCCTGCGTGCGGTCGATATTGTTGGATATGCCTCTCCGCGTAATAGTGCCCGTGATTCTGGTGCGCAGCACCCAGTAGCCCGCCGTCGCGGTCGAGGTCTGGTGGGCGATGCCCGTGTCCGTGGTGGTGAGGGTATTGTTGGCCGACACCACATTAGTTTCCGCGAGCCCCCGGAGGGTGTAGGTGTAGTACTCCGCGCCGCCTATCTTGAGCGAGAAAGCGCGGGAATAGCCGCCGAAGCCCTGCAAGGGGATGTACTTGAACTGCGTAGTTCCGTAGCGGATGCACGCGATCGCGGTGTATTCTCCCGTCAGGCCCGTGATGAGCGTGGACGGGAAGCCGTACATATTGATGTCCGTGACCTGCTGGCTGGCGACGAGGGCCGAGGTGCAGCCGAAAAAGCCCTTGAAGGTCGTGCCGTCGTAGATGGCCAGCCCGAGGTGCGGGTTGGTCAACTCGTAGGCGGTCACATGCTCCCCCTGCACCTTGAGGTCGGAGAGGTCGCAGATGGCGTTGATGTATTCCGAGGTGCGCCCCGCCGACGCGCTGCTGATGCCGTTGACCGGGTCGGGCGACTTGTCCGCTAGCATACCGCTTTTCTGGTACACGAAAAAGACGATGCGCGGGTTGCCGTTGAGGTTGATGGCGTTGATTACGATAGTGCTTGCCATCGGGCAGCAGGCAATCGCGCCGGGCGCGAGGTGGTAGTACTGCTCGAAGTCCTGCGTCCGCAGGAGGTGGCTCGCAGTCGGGCGGTTGTAGGTACATTCCGCCGTCCTCAACTCGGATGCGGTGCAAGACGGGAGGATGATGCCGTAGTTCGCCAGCACCAATGCCGCGAGCCGCGCCGACGAAGGGCTGTTGTAGTGGTCGGTAAAGGCCGTCGTACTGCGGAACGGCTTGCACTTTGAGCAAGGGTTGATGGGCGCGGCGGTGAAGTACCACTGCTTTCTCGTGACCGCCACGCCGAATATCTTTTGCAGGTCGCCGGAAACGCCGTCGGCCGCGATGACCACGCCGATCCGGTTGCTGATTTTTCCGTTGGTTACGCTCATATTAATTTCCGATTGATTGGTCGCCTGCGGTTACTATTGCTACATTGAAGTAGAGGACGGGAGCCGCCGCCGTCCCTCGTATCTCGATATAGTGGCCCGTGTCGCCGATGTAGAGTTTCGCGCCGTCAGCGCGCAGGGGGATGCCGCCGATGTTCAACCGCGTCTGCGCGACGAGCATATCGAAAGCCCCGACCGCCTCACATATCTCCCCGGAAGGGAAACGGCTCGCGATCGAATTGACCTGCGCTTGCAGGGATTGCAGGGCCTTGCCCGTGATGGTGGTGTTGCTGGCGATATTCTCCCCGTCTGAATTGTAGGTGGCGTAGAGGGTAATCGAGCGCGTCTGCCCGGCGATGGTCGCCGTGAGGTTAGACCCTGCCGTCGAGCCGAGGGCCGAGAAAAGGGAGGACGCGGTGCAAGCCACCAGCCCCGCGCCGTCGTAGTAGACCGGGACGGCCGCGCTTCCGATTGCATTAATTCCGAAGAGTTCGGCGGGCGTGGGGGTGTCGAAGAAGTCCCGCGAGGCCACGGAGTCTATCTGCGCTTGGAGGGATTGCAGGGCTTTCCCGAGGGTGTCGCCCCAACTATACGCGGTGTTGCCGTTGGCGGCGTTCTCCCGGATCGTCGCAAGGTCGGAGATGGTGGGCTGATAGGTAGCCGCCGCCGTGCTTGCGAGCAGGTAGCCCGCGCTGGCGTGATTCCCCCAGCCGTAGGCCGTCTGCCCGTGGGATGCGTTACTGCGAATGGTCGCGAGGTCCGCGATGGTCGCTTGCTTCCCGTCCAAAGCCGTCTGCAATCCCGCGACCTGCGAGATAGCAATAGTATCGGCGTACTCCCACGCCCCGGTGTTACCACCCTTATCCGTCCCGGCGGGGTTATAGACAAGCAACTTTGCCGCGTCGGGCTTGCCCGTGATTGCGCTGGACACATCAAGAAGTTCGTAGAGGTAGGAGGCCCCGCCGCCCTGACCGCCGGGGGTGCCCGTGCCGTCGATGACCTGGTCGCCGCCCGTAATGAGCATCAAAGGGGTGTAGAGTGCCCTCACATCGTTGCCCTGCCCGTCCTGCACTGTGCGGATTTCGAGGTCCGGGTCGGTTGCCCCGTCGCCAAAGCGCAGGGATGGGACGCGAAGGGAGGTGTAGTTGCTTTTCAGCGCGATGCCGTCCTCAAAAGAGCCGTCGGGCTCAAAATAGTTGACCGGTTCCGGGAACGCGACGCTAAGAAGTCCCGCGGCATCGATGGAAAGGCCCTCCCCTATTTTTACGCCACGAAGGACCTGCGCCGAGGCTATCGGGAGGCTGAAAGGGTGCTGCTCAATATTGAGGATCCTGTCGTACAGGTCGCGGCCGAGAGCGGATGCTAGTGCATAGTCAGCAACAGCGGCCGTGTAGTCCTCCCAAGGGCCTTCCCACACCGGCGTCTGCTCGGCGGAGATCTCTTCCTGGAGCCAATCTTTAATATTGCTCAGGGAGAGATTCCCCCAAATGTCTGTCAGCGGGTTCTGAACGAGGAAGAGTAGTTCCTCAGTGAGATCGGCGACCGGGAATTCATCCAGCCTGGTTTTCAAAAAAAAAAGATCTTCAGAGGGGATCTCCGTAGCAGGCGGGGCGTTGCTGACATAGAGCGCGCCGTGACGCTGCTCCGGGTCGTAATCTCCAAGTCCGTCCGCGTCGGAGAAGTCGCGCCCCGTGTCAAATGACGCACGGTGGTAGGTGAACTTCACGCTGCCGAGCGCGTTGTCCTGCATACTGGAATCTTGCGAGTCCACGATGATGCGCTCCAGCGATCCGGAGGCAAGAATATAGCGATCTGCAGATTTGAGGAAGTCCATCCACAACGCGGACTCCCGCGCCGACGATATGTAACCGGAGAAGACCTCTCGGGCCTCCTTGGCGTCGTTACGCAGCTCGCGCTCATCACCGCCGCTCTGTGCAGTCACGGCCGTACCATTCAACTTCGGGTTATTGCGCCCCGACGAGTACACGCGATCTTCGACTCCGAAGGAATTGGCGAAGACGAATTCTCGGACACGCACATCGTTCCGGGCGACGATAAGACGGATGGGATAGCCGTCAACATGGGCGGCCACGCTGTTGGCGTCCTCCCCGGTAAATGTATAACTGATATCCCACGCCCGGACGGTGCCGGCAACAAGCGCCGAGATGACCGAGTAGGACGCATCCACGGTGACATATCTGCAGGCCGTCTGGAGCGTGCCGCTGGCCAGCGTCCGCGTGACAGGTTCTTCGCCGTCCTGGTAGATGCGCGCCGTGACCGTATAGGTGCCGGAACGCCATCCGAGCAGGTCCAAGCCAGCCAGGAATGTAAGCCGTTCGATGCCCCAAGAATAGGTCTTGCCGATCTGCTCGCGCCAGGTAAGCCAATGCCTAGCGAGTTGGCTAGGAGTTTTCCCTGCAGCACCGCCATACACGGCGCGAAATGACATCGACGCGTCTCCGGCCGCCACGGCCACAAGCGGCACCTCGCGCTCGCCGGCTGCCGCCAGGCCCGGCGCAGTCACCAATGAGGACAAGATCTCACGCATCCGGAGCGGAGCCGTATAGCGATTTCCGTCAGCGACCGGCGTCACCGGGATGGCCCACACCGCGCCGTCCATTGACACCGTCACATTGACAGGGTCGACGGACGCGGCCACCACCAGGACGTCGGAGGCGTTGCGGATAAAAAGTGGGCCATATATAATTGGTTCGAAACTCATCTCTCAGCTTTTATGCAAATGTACCTCTATAGCGGCTCGCAGAAAGGACAACTACAGGGCGATTAGTTCTGCCGAGACATCCATCCCCTCTGCACCCGCAGCAATACGGATAGACAGTTTTGACACAAGGAAATTTCTGCCGCGCAGACGGACCGGATGCCACATGCGAAAGGCGGCCAACTCGTCCACGGAAAGCTCCACCCGGACGGAAAGAACCTGCCGATCCTTGGCCAGCCACGCCGCGTACGCCTGATGATACTGAGGGAACAGGGCCTCCGGCATCAGCGACCCGCAGAACTGCTGATCTGCGCTATCGACCACATCCGGATCCTCAATGACATAACCGTTGTCGCACGCCTGCCCGTTGCCATAGAGGGCGATATACACATCCGTAGGGCGATCCGCACCGCGCGCCGGCAGATCAATGATGGGCGCCATCCTCCGGACGGACTGATCGGCCGCGCCGCTATCGTAATGTTTTGTCCAGCCGGCCGGCGCGCAGCCGATGAGCCGAAGACCAATGTCCACGCTATGCTCTTCTCCGTCGGATCCGGACCGAGCCTTGCCTGACGCCCCAGGCCGATCTATCAGGATCTCGTCGATGGACCCGATCGGCCCGTAGATCGTACCGGTCGAGGAGTGCCCGGTGGGCCCTATCATCGTAGATCGATTGATCCGCCGGCTGTAGAGATCGCCAGTCGGCACGTGGATTACCGGCTCAAACTCATTATCCGCACCCGCGACAACGCCACAAAGGGTATTTGCCGTCTCGGGATCCGCTGCGTCCGCCGCGCCCCCATCGGCCGCATTGGAATATCCGATCGAGTATTTTTCTCGCGGCATCGTCGAGGATGAAAAGCTGTCAGTAACCTTCGCGTCCCAGTCTATCGGCGAAAAGCCCAGGACGTCCGATATGGCGTAGATCTGGACGCCTTCCCCGTCCTGGAAGACGGCGCAGTTGAACATCCGGCAGAGCGCCTGGACGAAACCGGCAAAGTCAATATCCGGGAGCGTCGCAGCGACGTCCGGAAGGCCCGCCGTGTGCGTCCCGAAGATGACCGCATGCTGTAGATATTGCGCGACGCCGTTGACGTTAGCGAAAGAGATCCGGCTGCCAAGAATTGACAGCACCGGTACCACCGGAAGGGCCAGCCGCCGCGACGCGATCTCTTCTGGGTTGTTGCGGTACTTGCCGTCGATGTTATAGAGGTTGCCCGGACGCTGGCCGGTTGGTTTCGGACCTATGCCGGTAGCGGATGTCTTTGCGGCGTCGACAATCAGCGGATAATACACGTCTCCGGAGATTTCCAACTCCCACAACTTCGTCGCCCACTCCGCATGCAGATCCTTCGCAGCGAAAGTATAGTTGATCCTGCCATCCTCGTCTATGCCGTCAAAAGTCAACGTGCCGACATATACAGGCATGCCGGCGATCAGGATCGTTGCCGGCAGCGTTCGCACGGACGGCTCCAACATCATCGTGTCCAGGTAGCCGAAGACTGCCTTGTTCGTCTGGGACGGTAGAAACGAAATGGCTGTGCTATACGGAACCGGGATGCGATCTTCCTGCATCATCGGGTTCTCAGAGGTAATCTCGAATTCGGCATCAGGATCCAGATCCAGGAAGATGCCCGTGCTAGTCATGATATCAACCATTCAGTTGCCCTCCCTTCTTCGCGCGGTTATACTCGTTGGTCTTCTCGACGATGCCCTTGCGCCCAAGCATCGACACCTCCGCCGTGATCGGTCGGCTGAAGACGACGTTCATCTTTCGGAGCAGCTGCAGGAGTTCCCGGAACTCGGCCACCGACCACCTGGACCCATCCGGCATTACGACGCCTTCGCCGCCAGCCGCGGTAGTGTTGGCGAAGCCACCTGCAGCGCGGCCCACCATGGCTATACTCGGCTGCACAGCTTCCAGCCGCAGATCGCGGAGGCGGCCAGTGCGGCGCGCCGTTTCCAGCGCATCGATAAACGGCACTATGGACGGGTTCTGCAGCGCCTCGTTCGGCACCACATATTCGCTTCCACTCTCCCCTACCAGCACCGTAGGGCGGTCGATGTAGCCACGGCGATCAGGATCGAGCCTGGCCGGGAAGATGCGACCGTCCTGTCTACGCTGGACGCGGACCGGGCGGCCGTCTTGGTCGAACGATCCACCGCGCTCGCGCCCACTCACAGGCGTGGACGCCATCAGCGCCACTTGCGCGGCACCCATTGCTCCGACGATGGATGCAGGCACGGCTCCAGCGGGCCATCCCCAATCAGCAATGGTCTTAGTAACAGCAAGGGCCGTATTGATGATCGCCTGGACGATGTTCATTCGCTTTTCGCGCTCGGCCTGGCGGAGGGACATTTCTTCTTCGCGCTCCTCCTGCTCGGCCTGCATCTTTTCCATCTCGGCGTCATACTGCGCCTGCGAAAGGAGCCCGGAGTCCAGACGTTTCTGAAGCTCGGCCGCCTTCGCGTCGTTCGATTTCTTGTAAGCCTTGAACGCTTCCTGCTCCTTGGCGTTGGTCATCGCGATGGCCTGGCGAGCTATCTGGAAGCCCTGCTGAGCAAAACCGCCGACAGCCGTCAAGGCATTACCCAGATCCGCGGCACCGAGTTTCCCTCTAGACAGGTTGTCGAAGAAGCGATCCCACTGTTCTTGGCGGACGCCGAAGATGGCTCCGGATCCGGTACCGGAGAGGGGGCCGCCTTCCTGGTCTCCTTTGAGGGCGGAAGACGTCTCCGTGATCTCCCCGATCACCTCCTGCAGCTTTAGCTTAAATGCGGCCAGCTGCTCGTCCGGAATCGCGATACCCTCGAACTCTCCGGAACTCACGATATGTTCCAGCAGCGTATGCAGGCTGTTCAGATATTCCAGATCCATTGCGCCGAGTTCCTGGTTCATCTGCCGGCGGAGCTCTCTCTCTTCGTTGGAGCCTTTTTTGACCTGAGCAATTCGGTCCAGCCACTGGTTTTCCAGTTCTGCGCGCTGAATCTCGTGGTCACGCTGCATCTTGGACATCGCGTCCTGCTGAGCGTCCATCGCAATTTTGGACATGTTCTGCTGATGCTTCTTCTCGATCAACTCCAGCATCTCAGTGTTGCCCTGATACTTCTTCTGCTCCTCGGCATAGCGAGCATCCTCCTGGATACGGGCCTTTTTAGCTTTATCCGTCTCAAGATCCGCCAGGATGCTGGCGCGATCTTTGGCTAGCTTTTCTTCCCGCTTCGCAGCATCTTCTTGACGGCTGTGGACCTTATCAAGCAGTTGCTGCTCGATGGCCAGACGATCGGTACCGCTTTCCTTTCTTGCGGCGAGGCGGGCCGTCAACGTCGCAATCTCCAGATCTCGCAGCTTGGCATTGAACGTCTCCTCGTCCTTGATTTCTCCATCGTTGTACTGCCGCGTCAGCGCCACCTTCGCTTCTAAGAACGCGCGATCGTTCTGCAGAGACCATTTCTTCTTCGGATTAGGATCAGGGTCTTCGACGCCGCCGTTGCCGCCGGAGCCTGCGGAGGTCGTTACACCCTGGCCCCAGAGCTGACGGTCGATCAGCTCCTGGTTTGCGCCAGCAAGTACCTGGTAAGACTCGCGCAGACGCTGGACTTCTGCCCTCCAGCGACGTTTGTTCCTGCTTCCGGACGTCGTGGCCAGCTTCGCCTCCGCGCTCTGCAGCTGCTCCGCGATCTTGGCCTGGTCTTCGATAATCGCCTTGGAGATCTTATCGATAGCCTCGGCTCGAGCCTTCTCTCCCTCGGCCATGTCAACCTCGTAGAGGCTCCAGAGACCGCGCACGTAGTCATACGTCCTGCGGCCTATTTCTTCGCTAGACGCGCCTGCGTCATCCTTCGGGGTGATACTCCGAACGAGGTCGCGGACAGAAAGAATAGCATCCTTGATCCATCCCGTATTGTTCCGAAGGGAAAGTATGAATCGTTCCCACGCGGACTTCAAGGAGAGAACGGCGCCCTCCACGGTGTTCATGCGCTTGTCGGCGATTTCCTTCAGCACGCCATCCGTATCCTCCAGTTCTCCGCGAAGGACGACGGCCGTGGATGCTCCATTGAGGAAGGAGTTGAAAGCGGCGACGGATCTCTTGTCGGTCAGTTCCAAGGTCGTTGCCAGGTCGATGCCCTTCTCGTTCAGCTGCTGCAGGCCGGCCATCAATTCCGGGAAGGTCTTGACCGGGCCGCCCAAAGACTTGGCAAGCTCGCCATTAGCATTTGCGAGATTGAGGATGATGTTGCGCGTGGCCGTGGCCGCCATCGATGCGTCGAAGCCGGCGTTGGCCAGAGTGCCAAGCAGCGCCACGGTGTCCTTGACCGAGAACCCGAAGGTCTTCGCCACTGGGCCGACGATAGAAATGGCCGTCTGCAGGTAGCCGAAGTTCAGAGCGCTCTTATTCGTGGAGATAGCCATAGCGCCAAGGAGATCCTCCGTGTCATCGGCCTGTAGGCCGAACATCCGCAAGGCGGCGCCGGCCAAAGCGGCCGCCTCCGAGAGATCTGCGCCGACTGCTGTGGCAAAATTCAGCACCGGCTCGCCCATCGAGAGGATCTCGCGCTCTGTGAAGCCCAATTTTGCAAGCTCAGTCTGGAGGCCAGTAACTTCGGACGAAGTGTACCTGGTCGCTTCACCAAGGCGCAGCGCTTCATTGGTCAGTTCCGATATATCCTCGACGTTCTTGCCGAGAATGGTAGATAAATTCACATTCGCCTGCTCGAAACTGGCCAGCGTCCGCACTCCTCCTTGCAGGCCATGCCATACCTTTCGGCCGATACCCAGGGCGACGCCGAGAATAGCAACGCCCTTCGAAATGCCGGCGGCAATGGTGTTGACCGAAGTGCCTGTGTTCTTTGACTGCCCCTTCAGCTCCCTCAGTCGCAGATTCGTTTCGGTAAGTTCTCGATTGAGATTATTCCAGTCGCTTGTGCCTGGCACCGTCATGCTCAGCGCCGTTCGCAGCTGCTTCGCGCGTCTCGTCAGTTCATCTATGGTCATGCTGGAGACGGACATCTTCTTCCGAGCCTCATCGATGGCCACCTTATTCTGCTTCATAGCGGCAGACTCGTCCTTGATGGCCTTGGTCAGTTCCCGGTACCGCGCGGAGTCGGTAGCCCCCTGCTTCGCGAGCATCTGCTGCTCGTTGCGCATCTGGCGGATGGCCGTCCGCGATGAATTCACGGCCTGCTCGAGGTCGAGAATTTTTTTTCTGGCCGGATCACCGTTCACGATCACATTCAGCCGCAGATCTTCTTCGCGTATAGTCTTTGCCATAGAAAAATCGATTTTTTACAAAGCAAAAATAACCACCGAAAAGTGGTCGCAAAGGACATAATCAGCGCGCGATCAGCGCTCTAATTCGCGGAAAGATGCGGCGACTTCTTCGGTAAATCCGTACATCAGGCGCGCCGCTATAGATGCGTAGGCGCCGAAGACGAAGTGGTTGTGCAGCCGCATCCCTTTCCGATGGCGGTAGCGGATGTCCAGGAAACGCTCATAGATAGGATGCGTGACGGTCAATTTCCCATCCCCATCTCCCTGGCTGGAAACTGATGTGGTTCGACCCGACACCAGACGGCCCGTGCCGCGCTGGTACGCGCGTGCCGCGGCAAGACCCTGATTTTTAATCAAGCGCCGGCCCTCGCTCTCCAGCGTGTCCTTGATGAAGCGTTCGCGGGCACCCATCATCCAAGCGTTATTTCGACACTCCACCCGGACCAGCCGCCGAACAGGGAATACTCGGGCGTAACGCTCACGTCCGTCAGCGACAGGCCTGCGAGCAGCGGACACGGAGATCCGTTTGCAGGAATCGTAAGATCTTCCTCTAATTTTTTCACTATATCCTGCGCGATCTCGAGCAGGCGCTGGTAAGCCGCATCCGCTGTCGCTTGCGTACGAGCAGGGCCGTTCACCTTGGCCAGCACAAAGAAGGCCGAAGATATGTACTCAGTATATTCGTCCGAACTCTGGCCGCTATCTCGGCATTCCGGGAGCGCGATGAGGATCTGATCTCCCGCAGCCTTAGAGAGGAGGCCGGTTGCGTTCTCGGCATTAACAACACGTGCCGGCACGATGTCCGGATAGCCCGCAAGCAGGAACCCGGCCAGGTAGCTATTTACCCTTTTGAGCTTTTGTAGACGCTTCATAACGCTTGGATTCTTTGTAGTTGGACCACAGGATCTGGAGTACGCTATATAGCGGCTCGCTGTCCACGCGGTCGATATTTCCGATAGTCTGGTCTTTCGCAAGTTGGACCAGTAGATCATTCCAGGTCACGGAAGGGCCCCTGGATCCGGACGGCCCGGAGGAAAACAGCAGGGACAGGTCCACCTCCTCGCCATTCAGTATTACCTTCTCGGTCTGCAGGAACTGCATGCACCGGCAGAACCAGGCCAGTACCAGATGTTTCTGCCACGAGCGGAAGCGAGAAGCTGCCCGGCGGTCCCGCTCAAATTCTCGTCCGGCCATCGGGCCGGCACGACGCCCGGCGCGATTGGTCTGACGGCAACGGGTGCGGTATAGGATCGCTATGCACTCATCCAGGTCGGCCGGATCCTTGCTCTGACCGAATGCCCGCACAGCCATTGAGGCGGCGCGAAACTCCCCGAATGTAAGATCCTGGAGCATGTCGGCCGGGCCGTAACGGCGCCCTACGCGCGGGAGCGGGTTCGCAGTTCCGTCGAAAGCGAGCCTAGCCACGTCGCCCTCATCATCCGCGAAGAGAAATCCAAGGCAACGCTCGCAAAGCATATATACATTCTCCGCGGCGTTCCCCTTGGGGCGGCGGGCGCGGATCCCCAGGAACCGATATAGCATCCGAACATTGAATTCTAGAGGAGACAGGACGCAGCGGCCGTATGTCTTGTACGCAAAGCGCACCTGCTCCGGGCTCATCTCGGCCCAGGAGGACGGAATCTCAGCCGTGCGCCCGCTCTCGTATGCATCGATGCGGGTCATTGTGCGGTGAAGAATTTGTTATCCGGAGAATTTCTCGGCTGAGGGTCGAAATCCTCCCACGGATTACCGCCCGTCAGCTGCTCTGCGATTTCTTCGTGTGCCGCGCCGATCTGATCGGACAAGGCATCGACATAGGCGTTCATCTCTTCGAGGGTCGCAGCGGTCTTGGACCGCCCTCCCTGATAGGACGGGCAGAAGCGACGGGCAATCGAGAGAGGGAACACTTCCAGCGACCAGCGACGCACGGCCGTCACCAGGGCTGACAGGATAGCCCAACGCTGGCAGGCGCGGAGCAGATCCATATCTGCCTCCGGGACGCTGGTACCGGAGATCGCCGCCCATTTGGCTTCGCCAACCATCTTGCGCAGACGACCCTGACATTCGACGACCAGGCCCTGCAGAAGATAGTACACATAGTAGGAGCCGTCCAGCGGATACACGGCGTCCATATCGTCCATTGTTTTCACGATGGAACGCTTGATTCTGGCATAGACCGCCGAGGCCGTCCATCCAGAAACGCTGTTCTTGTCCAGGTACTCGTACAAGGCATCCAGAGCCCGGTACCAGCGCTCCTGCTGGGCGCGCTCATCGCGGTCGATCATCCACTCCCACGGCATCTTCTCGTGATCATCGACGCGGACCTTGCTACCGCTATCGTCGTGCGTGACGAGGTTATTCCTGGTATAGAACGCCACCGCAAGAGTGGCGACCGGAAGTTGGACCGCGCGAACGAAATCGAGATTGGTACCACTGTCGTACGCACTCTCCGCTGCGGACATGACGGTGTCACCGATCAACCCGCGCACCGTGCGCATGGCGTAGTCAATCTCCGATGCAATGACGCTATAGTCATTCGATGCCGGGAAATATCCGGTCAGCTGCTGCAATTCTGCAGAACCCTGATTATCCTTGTTAAACAGCATATCTATTCGTTTTTAAAGCGATCGCTAGTGGACGTTGCCTCTTCCGTATGCACGGATCGGTGGTAGAATCCAACCCGGAGATCTCGGTCCGGGAAGTTAAAAGCGAGGGCCTGGTTGACAGGCTCCAGGACCGTAGATTCGGGAATCTCGGTGTCGCTAGAGAGGAACAGCTTGAACGCGTAGAGGAGTTCGGATCCAGACGCAAGTTTGCCGTTAATGATCAGGTTGCTCAGGGCCGGATGCAAGCCCATTCCGGACGTGATGGCGGAGGATGACGCCTCCGAGATCTTCAGCTGCGATTCCACAAAATCCTTGATCTTCTGATCGATCGGGTCAATGTGCCACGTCACGGGCTTTCCGGTTTCGTCATCCGTCACGTCCACGGTATGGAAGAACTTGCCGGCATTCTCCTTGCCGGACAGGACGAGGGTCAGGTTGCGCAGGAACTTCTCGGTCATCTTGCCGATCTCGCTCTCGATCTTGGCCGGATCGGCCGCCCAGTCAGGATGAATCTTCATCAGCATCTCCCTCTTCTCGTCCCAGTACGCTTGCGGCGAATGGATATGATACGCCAGGTTCAGCCCATTTTCCGTGACATACTTGAAAATTGTCGGGATCTCAGATCCGCGGATGATCCAGCGGAGCGTTCCCCAGTACTGCGGTATCGAATAAAAATCTCGGCCGAAAGAATAGGTGCGGTTATAGGAGGCGCTGGCGGCGTACCGCCCAGGGTCGCGGCGATCGTAAACAGGGTACGAGCGGATTCCGGTACCTACGCAGGCGCGCTCGAAATCGCCGACGAAAATGTGCTTGACGTCACGCAGGTCGTGTGAATCTACCCATTCCAAGCGTGCATTCTTCGCCGGGATATGCTCCAGTCGCGCTATCCTGCGCTGCCGACCGATGCGGTTCCCTCGCTCCAGATAGACGGCATTGAAATAGCCTTTGAGGTGCAGGTAGTCCGAGAGGGCGCCCTTGGCATAGGATACGACATCCCAGCCGCTCAGCCACTTCTCCACTTCGGCATCCTGGACCCATTCGCGGACAATCTCGCCGCCCTGATAGCTCAGCCGGTAGAGATGTACGCCCTGGCCGTAGATCAGACCGAGCTGACGATCGAGCACGCCGGGCGCCAGGTTATTGCCATCCAGGATGTCCCGGAGCTTCGAAGGCAAATTGTTGTCGGCGCCAAAAGGCACGACCCTCTCGCCGGCAACGGAATAAGGCATCGTCTCCCAGTTGTTCAGAACATTCTGCCACAGCAAACCGGGAATTTGACCGTCGCCGCTCCGCGTGGACAAGGTGAACACTCGACCATCGTCGAGGTGTGCTGCATAGCCGCACTCGCTTATCTTCTTGACTTCCATATCAAACAGTTACAATTTCGCCGTTGAACGTCATCAATAACGGATGCCAAAAGCGTCTCGGCTGCATCGTATCCAGATCAATATATCGCTCCTGCATCTCCGCATTTCGGTTAAACTCCAGCGCCTCGCGGGAAAGCGTACGGGCGCGTCGGACATACACTACGCCGTCCGAAGTGCCCCGGCTAGAGTTATACGACATGAACGAGAGCGAGAACGACCGACCCTCACGCGAGAGCCGGCGCATCTCATTGATGGCATCGTATAGTTTCACAGTGCGAAATTACCAAGTAAAAACGGCCAATAAAGGACAAAAACAGCCCAGCGGTGTTACCGGGCGCGAAAACACTCAATACTGCGAAAACGGCCGTCAAATTCGCGCAAATAGCCGTCGTAGCGGGCAATTTGCATAATTGTTTTCGCTCTTTCCTTTCAAAATCAGCGAGTTCCGGGCCGCCGGAGCAAAAAAAACACTTTTTGCGTGACAGCCGAGCGCCGGCCGCCCTCTTCTCTTGGCGTGATCACACCTCGCCAAAAAGGTGATATATGACGAAGATGCCCCACCGTAGAGCGGTGGGACATCGATTTCTAGTAGAAAGAAGCTATTGAATGAGCGGATCCAGATTGCCGGCAACCACGGCGGCCCGATCCTTCGCGGCGGCCATCAGGTCCTTGCTCATCAGGAAGTACTTGAAGGCATCGGAGGGGTTGGTTGACTTCAGCGGCAGGTCCTCCGCGGGTAGGCGCTCGGAGCTCTTGTCTTTGTGGACGACCCGGTCCTTGACCTTGGTTCGCGCCAGCTGCAGAGAACAACGCAACGGCTTGCAGGCATACCAATCTATCAGGATCTTGGGCAGGCGGGGCGACTCGCCCCCGAGGATCTTGAGCATGAAGTGGTACTCCTCCGACTGAGAGATCGTCCCCTGGTTCGCGCTCATCAGAACGACCGTCCAGCCGGAGCGACGCCCGGTCGCGCCGTCGATCTCGATGGCGCGCTTGAGCTCACTCACGGCATCCTTGCGGACCGCCCGGTACTGATTGCCGGCACGGTCGTAATACAGGTAAACAACCTTGTTGCGCATCGGAGCGAAGTACTCCCTGAACTTGCGCCCAAGCGCTTCCGTGTGGTCGGGCGGCAGCGTGTAGAGGAACTTCAGCGCGCGGATGCAGGGACGGCCCTTCAGCGTTCCCTCCTGGCCTATTACCATCGAGCACATGTTGCCGAAGTCCACGCCGAGCCGAAGTGGACGCGATGTGTCCAGATGTCGAAGTACGCTACAGTTCTCGGTGTCGCGCAGAGAGAGCTGGTCGTATGCCTGCTCGTCGATACCGTCGTAGTAGAAGTTGTCCTCTGTGAGGGCGGCGTAGAAGCGATCTCCGCTGTCCAGCGATGCGCGCATCGAGAGGATGGCCGTCTTCAGATCCGGCACATCACCTTCAACCGCGTCCGTAAACCAGGACGGCGTGAGGATATCGGCGTTGACAAAACTGCTTGCGCGGAGGTAGAAAGAGTGAGCCTCCGGCCGGAGCCGCAGCTGCCTCCAGCGACGTCCCCAGTCATTGGCGATATCCAGTTTCCGCTTTACCTCCAGCAGATCGCGCGGCTCCTGAGTCTCCAACCATCGATCCTTGGCAGCCAGGTACTCCCGCATACACTCGTGATATACCAGCCCGGCCTTGATCACCAACAGGATGGCAGGTACGTCCATCCTGGCAGCATACTTTGCCATCCAGTCATACTCGCCCAGGCGCGACGGATCTCCCACGTCAGAGGTGAAGGTGACGCCTCGGTAGAACACAGATCCTGAATACTCTGGGTAGCCACGGACCGCCTTCAGCAGATTTGAGATCTTGTCCTCCTTGAAGTACTTAGCCTCGTCGCCGAACACATGGACGTAGCTTCGACCTGCCAGGGTAGAAGGCCGGTCGAGCGAGCCGAATGTAAGATTCATACCGGTATAGAAGACCATCGTCCTGTTCCAGGACAGGATGCGGTTACGCGGACGCCAGAAGTGGTCGCGCAACCAGGGCTGCAGGTCGGCGGTCTCGGCCGCCTTGAACTGTGGCGGCTCCCGCTCGATGATGTAGTGGACGCCCTCGCGATATCCTTTCCGCTCCAGCGACTCCAGGACCGTTGGTATCACATTCGCCGTGAGGTTGACGAACGTGTCAGACACCCATGCGCACGGGGCGCCCGGCATATCCTGCATCACG